CCCGCACCCGCTTGAATCTGCGTCTGCTGACTCAGCATCTCCGCCGCCTTGTCCGCGCTCACGATCTTCGACAGCTCGGGCATGTTCATCGCGTCGCCGATCTTCTGGAACAGCAACTCGACATCAACGAACGGAGCGAGCTGCGGAATCAGCGGCATCAAGCCCGTAGCGATCTGGAAGAGATCCGCCGAGCGTTTCTGCAACGTCGCCTCGCTCATTCGCTGCATCGAATACTGCTCGATCGCCATCATGTAGCCGTCGAACTTGCCGTCGTCGCCACCGCGATAAACGACGCGATCGACGCCCATCGCTTGACGCTCCTCGTCCTTCAAGTCGATGTCAAACACTGCGGTGTCGTCGTGGTACAGGTACCAGAGCACCGTCATCAGCAAGTCTTCAGCGCATTCCGTAAAGCGTTGAGCGACGAAGCCCGTGATTTCGTTCGTGGCGGTCGCTGCGATGCCGTTCTCGGTCGCGGTCGCGTTCCCAGCCGCGAAGCCACGATCGGCGTCGTTCATGCCGAGGATGCGGTCGACGCGGTCGGAGAGGATCGTGAGATAGTTGATGCGCTCGGCGGTGAGGTAGCCGAATTGATAGACGTCGGCGTTTTCCTTCTTCCAACCCGGAATGTTCACCGTGTCGCCGTCGCGCGCGTCATGCACAGACTTAGCGAACGCCGCAGGCAGGTCCGCGATCATTATCGACTTCCCGCGCTTCGCCGCAGTCGACGCCGCCTCAGCGTGCGCGTTCAACTCGTCGATCGCGCCCCACACCGCCATCAACGGCGACATCGGCAGCGAACGATTCGGAACCGCGTACGTTCCAAACAGCGTGTAAGGGCCAGTCTTCGGGCCGAAGTAGTCGCGCACTTCACGCACGAACGCGCCCTCGCCAGAGCCGTTCATCGTGAACGTGTAGAGATACCCCGACGTTCCAGGCTCGCCAGCGCACCACACGTCGTAGAGAACCAGCTCACGACGCGGAGGCGGATCGCCGTTGAGGTGCTCTTTGCGTGCGAGGTCCCCGAGTTCAGAGTCGACCGCGCACAGCTCAAGCGCCTGCACGTTCCAGCCTTCGTCGGGATTCTGCTTCGCGAACTCGATCAGATCGTCGGCGTCGCGCGCGTATCGGTGTGCGCACCAACGCTTCGTTTCCCATGCAGTTGCATAGGGGTCCCAAGTCACGTCGCTTGGATCGAGAATGACGCAGTTCGGGAGTGTGACGTCGTCCTCGGTGTCCGTATACCCGCGCACCTTCTCGCGCACCGTGAGAGCCACGCCCCACGCGCTCAAGAAGTACGGGATCATGCGCTCAAGGAAACGCGCGTGCTTCGTCTGCACGATCCATTGATTGAGCCCAGCCGTGCACACCGCAGCGGTCTTGCGTTCCTCGTAGCCGCCACCGTGAGTGACGACCGCCTTCGGATTGCCCGAGACGCACTTCGGCGTCATGCGCGTCACGTAAGCGAATGCGCGGTTCTCGGGCGAACGCTGCCCCGACACTGTGAACCCTTGCCCCGTGTAGCTCTTCAGAATCTGTCGGCGCACTTCATTCGCCGCGCGCTGATTCTCGAAGCCCGCTTGAAGTTCACGCTTCAGAATGCTGGGTGTGTTGAACTTCATCGATTCAGCATCGCCAAATCAGCGGCTTCCCACGGGTGAGCGCCTTCGGGGAGTTTGCGTTCGGTGCGACGCGAGTAGTCGTGGTTGTGAACGAACTGGACGAGATAGCGGAGCGCGTCGCAGGCGTGGTCGTCGCAGTTCTTCGCCGTGTGGTCTTCAGCGTCACGCGCGTCGTCAGCGCCAACGGGCGTCCAGTAGACGTACTCGGGGATCTCTTCGGCGAGTTGTGTCGCCTTGCGCGCAGACACAAGCAGCGGGTCGGGCCAATTGCGCAGTCGCCCCGCGAATAGCTTGATCTTGCCCTTCTCGAAGTAGTCGCGAACCAAGTCGAGACCAGCGAGGTCGCCCTTCGGGTTCGATGCGTGGCGAACATTGTCAGCCGGACGCGCCACCGGATAGGTGATGTGCGAATACTTGCGCGACAGCCCAGCGTTGAAAGCGTCAATGATCTCAGGACGCGAAGGGTCAACGACAACGGCGCTAACGCCGAAGTCTTTGTAGGCGTCAAGCACTTCGCTAGTCCAGAACTCGATCGACTTCTTAGAGATGTACTCCTCACGAACGATCGTGATGTCCTTCTTCGGGCTGATCGCCGCGACAAGGAATGAACACGGGTCCGTGTGTCCCCAGTCCATCGACGCGCAATACCACGGCGGATTGTCCGGCATGGTGTCGACGGTGAAGTTCGCTTCGTCGTCGAAGCACTCCCACACAGCGCCTTCAGCCGAGCACCACTCGCCCTTGTACAGGCGACGGCGACGAACGCCAGTCATGCCCGCAAGCGAGTTGATGTACGCCCAGCCCTCAGGTGTCCAGTTCTTGCCGTCGTGCCACTTCGGGTTATCCGCGTGCTTCGACTGGTATCGCTTTGTCTTTCCAGCCTTGACGCGGCGCATGATCCAGTGACCGCCGTGGCGCGGATTCGTGAGCATGAGAAGCAGTTGGAACTGCATCCCCGGCGTCCACTGACGAAGTACGCCGTGGAATTGCTCAACCTCGTCTTCGGTGAACTGCGAAGCCTCTTCAGGCACGACGACATCGAAGTTCGTCGAGTACGCCTTCTGCGGATCGTCGAGACCCGCGAGAACAAGCACAGAACCGTTCTCGAATCGGTACTCGGATCGGTGATCCGCCGCCGGACCTTTGAGGCATGGGTCGGTTCCGCGACAGACGATTTTTTCCCAATCGGGACAGAACGATTGCGTGATGGATCGGCGCGTCTTGCGCACGAACAGCATCCGAATACCCGGATACCTGTACGCGAGGTGATAGAGCAGGAAGCCGACACCGAGCGTCTTGCCCGTACCACGAGGGCCGTCGATTACGTACTCGACGACTTGCTTCGGACCCTTGTATGCGTTGAGTTCCTGAAGGATCGCAGCAGGCGCACCGCGCAACTTCACGCGCACTTGGTCGACAACGGCGGTCATGCGGGCATCTCCGCATCCGGCGTCGATTGGCACTCGATGATGACCTGCGTTGTCCCGCCCGAGTGTTCGACGAACTCCTTGGGCTTGCCTTCGACCTCGGCGATCAGCGTTGCGAGCGCCTTGACCTTGTCCGTGTCGCCAAGGATCGCGGCGTCAAGGATCTGCTCCGCGACCTCAACCGACTTCGCGCCCATGCCGTCGGCGTCGGGGTTGCGAGCCATTGCGCGGGCGAGTGCTGCACGCGGACACGCGCCTTTAGGGCGACCGGGTCCGCCCGGATGTCCAGGCTTGAAACGGTACTGCGCAGGCGGTTCGGTGCCGCTGATGGGTGAGATACCCTTTTTCTCGGCTTCCAACGCCCCGACCTATACCACAACCTGTAGTGGTATGCAAGGGTAACCACAACATCTTGTGTGTGTAGTTTCTGGTTTTCTGGTTGCTTATCTAGGTTGGATGGTCGATAGTGGTGTGCGTGGCGATGGTGCCACCCAAGAGGAGAACGAACAATGCAAATCACGACCAATGGCAGCAAGTGGGCAGGCTCTGACCCGGACCCGATCGAAAGGCTCTTCGAAGTGCTTGCCGCTGAACCGCTTGATCCGCGCTTCGAGCACTACGACAACTTCGTTAGCGTCAATGGCGACCGCGTTCAGGTATCGGGAAACTTCATGCTTGTGTCGCATTGCTTCCGAATCAGTGGCACCCCCGTCGAACTGGAAAGCCTGATCCAAGCCATTCGCACGAACCAAGCAACATCCGCGTACCAACGTTGGCGCAGGGAGCTTGAGAGCGAAACCTGGTTCGGTCGCTACGTGGAGCGCGCGTCATGACCCGCCCCTACATCCGCTCCGAGAAGCTAGTCGGTAAGACGATCAACCTTCCGAAGGCGGCGTGGGAGGCGATGCGGCAAGAGGCTCACGCGCTTCAAATCACGGTGAACGAGCTGATCCGCCGCAAACTCGGCGTGTGAACGAAAAGGGCGGCAGGGCCACAACCCCACCGCCCCGAGGGCACGCCGCGAACCCGCGAGGTTATCGACGTCCCCGTTTCCTTCGTTCGTGTGGATCCATGAGACACACCGCGTCGTAGTTTCTCGGCCTCTTGGTCGCAGGCGTCATAGCGTTCCTGGGCGGGCCATACGCGCGTGCGCACGCCTTCGCGAACTCCCACTCGGCAAACAGCTCTCGGAACGCCTGGCGCGTCTCTGGGAGCCTCTGGAGCCACACCAGCCGCCGCTGATAGTCGTACGGCGGGCTGTTCAGGTCTTCGTCGATGGCTTCCAGGCGAACCATGAGCGCCTCCATCCTCGCCAGGGCGTCTTCGTAGGGGCTAGTTCCCACCACATCCCGCCCTTTCTTGGAGTTCCACCCCAATGGCGGACCCAGGTAGCCGATTTCGGGATCTTCCGGATCTGCGGGATACTTTCTCTACCCCCCTATACAGAAAAACACTTTTCGTTTTTCCTCTTATATGTATAGCTACAAAATACATCCCATACATCACAGAGATCCCGTAAAAGGGCAATAGGAGGGGCTGGGTGGGTGTTTTTGCGTCCGTGATGTTCATTCAGGACATCCCGCCCTTCGTCTGGACATCCCGCTTTTGCGCGCGAAACCATCGTTCGGATCCCGTTCCCGTGCGTTCGAGTCTCAAATCACCCACTTCACGGCCCGCCATCTTGCGCAGCTTCGAACCCAGTGCGATGCACCTCGACCGTTCCTTGTCGCTTCGCAGGACTGAGTGTTTCCAGGCACCACAGACCTCGACGAAGGGCAGGATGTCGGACGCGAGCGCCCAGCTGTCGCCGAACGCTTCTCTCATGCGCTTGAGCACTTCCTTCAGGTCCGCCTGATCGTCGTCCATGTCGGCGACGCGGGCGGCTCGATCCTGCATCGCTGGGAAGCCCGCTGCCTGCACGGAGCCGACGACCATGTCATTCCACCTCTCGAACCCTCCGAGCGCCGTAGCGGGCTTCCCAGGCTGCATGAGGATCTCGATGCACCACGCCAGGATGCTGTCGCGGTTATCGAGGATGGCTTGGCGTAGGTCGTGGTACTTGAAGTCGGCCCGCAGTTCAGGGTTCTCGGACTTGGGAACGAGCGAGATGACGCACGCGCGTCGAGCCAGTTCATCGGAGCATTCGACGTGGGTGCCGGTGCAGAAGATGGTGAGGACGTTGGTGAACGTCGCGGTCTTGGACAGCCCGAGGATGCGTCCTGAGACGCGCTGAGACGTTACCAGCGATGCGAGCGGAGCCGAGTCGAGCTTGGATGGCACGTTGTCGATGCAGATCGCGGCTTCGTCGCTCATGGCGTATGCGAGCACGGTCTTCTGAACCTCGTCCTCCTTTGCGGGCCAGGTGAACATGGGGATACCGTGCCCGAAGAGCAACCCGCCGATGACTTCGTCGACGAGCTTCGACTTGCCTGCGCGGTGACAGGGCGCGGTGAAGACGAACAGCGGTCGGTTACCGTTGAGGGTTGGCGCGACGAGGACGGTAAGGATCGCGCACAGGAGGTTTCCCATCGAAACGCGATCCTCGAACGGGAAGTCGGACACGAAGTCCCAGATCGGCTTGGGGTTGGCGAGCGTGCCGCGATAGGTGACGAGCACGCCGTCGTGGTAGCCAGCGAGGAGCACACGCCGATCGCGCGTGACAACGGGATGGGGGCAGATCGCGGTGATCTTGCGGACGCGGCTGGACGAGCTAGCAGCCGACAGAACGACGGATGCGAGGTCGCGCGAGCACGGGACGAAGAACTTGACGGGTTCGTCCTTGACGCGCTTCCACATTTCGAGCGTGAGGTGTTCGTCGATAATGGAGCGCATCCAGTCCGCGTCGAGCTGAACGAATCCGTCGTCGACGATGGTTCCGACGACGACGTCACGCCGATAGAGGATGCCGTCGGGGATGTTGGCGAGGATGGAGGCGACGAACTTGTCGGTGCCGACGTTCTTGGTCGTGCCGTTGGGCATGGGGTGACTGCCGGGGATGAGAATCGTTTTCGAGGGGACTGGTTCGGCGAGCCGTTCCGTGCGCGGCTTCCCCTGCGCGCCACGGAAACCCGAATCGATGGTATTGGTGATCTCCGGTTCTTGGAGTCCGATCGACAGCGCGGCGTCTTCCAGGCACGAGCGAGCCGTGAGTGCGTCGAGATGGCCCGCCGCGACGAGCTGTCCGAGGTTGAACGCTGCGGTGTTGAGGGTCTGGTTACGTCGTCCTTCAACGGCTGTTTTGACGTTCTCGACTTCGCGACGTAGTGCCGCGTTGGACTTCTTCTCAGCGACGACAGCGGCTTGCAGTGTCGCGAGCCATTCCGCTGGCATCTCGGCGATGTCGGTGTCGGGCGACACGATCCAGCCGTCGTAGAGCACAGCCTGTCCGCCCTTGCAGCGGATGTCGACGTGTGGCGCGAGCTTGCCAGCCGAGTTACCCAGGCTGTCGGGCGTTCGAAGCCAGACGTGCAGCCCGCCGCGTGGTGTGAGTTGGATTGGGGTATTCGGATACGTCTTCGGATCGAGCCACTTCGGATCCGCGCCCGGATCGACATCGAGGATGCAGAAGCCGTGTCCGGTTTTGACACCGACGGCTCCGTAGTTCTTGATCCACATTTCGACGTCGGATCGGTTCTGAAGTGGGAGAAGCGGCCACGACTTCAGGACGGGAACTTTCCCGTTGACAGGCGTGAGGAACCAGCCGCGATCGTGAGCAGCGAACGCTTCGGCGAGTGAGGTCATAGGATGATGGCGAGCTTTCGAAGTTGATTGAGTGCGTCATCGGTTGAGCGGGCGAGCAGATAGACTCCCCCGCGTTGTCGGATCATTTCTTCCCAGCGTTTCTGCGAGTCGCGTTGCTTGCCGACGGAGGTTTTTACCTCAATCTCCAAGCGTCGACCGCCGTGGCAGATCCCTGAGAGGTCTGCGGCGCCATCGGGCGCACCGCGAACGGCGCGGCGTGGGATGACCCAGCGACAGTGCGGACATTCGCGCGCGCTGGTGACTTGAAGAAGCCCAGCGTTCTGTCGCCAGAGCCTCAGTTCGGGCAGCGAACCGAGCGCAAGCAGGATTTTCCCCTGCACGCTCGATTCAGGTTCGATAGCACCGTTCGCATCGTGTTCCATAAGCGGTCCTCTCCGGTATGTGGTTGGTGCAGGGGTAGTTGTCGAGTTCGACAACCTTCATGTTCTTGGGCCAGCGGTGGTATCGGTTGCGGTATTGGTTTCGCGCCCAACCGATCTTGTATCCACGAGCGAACGCTGTCTGACAGAGGTTCGCGTAAACAGCTTCGCGAACGGCTTTGTCGTCAACGGCTTCAACGAGCTGGCCTTCGACGTGCTCGGGCTCGCGTGGTTTGATTTCGAATTGATAGCCACACTCCGGACATTTCGTCGATGCGGCTGGCATGACGACGAAACACTCGGGACACGACTTGCCGGGTGGTGGTGCGTTCGATGGGCGCTTGGGCTTCCCGTTGAGGTCCCAGTCGAGTTCGTCGAGCGGTGACCCGTGACGCAGGAAGTTCCCGGCGTGGTCGATGATGACGGCTTCTGATTTACCGGGAGACGATCGGAGGACGCGCCCACACTGTTGTCGATACAGCGCGATGGACAGCGTGGGACGTGCGAGGATCGCGGTTTCAAGGACGGGCAAGTCCCAGCCCTCGCCGAAGAGAGAGCAGTTCGAGATGACGAGTGTCCGGGCGTCGGATAACCGGTCGATAATCTGGGATCGCGCTTCCTTGGAGTAGGACCCATCGACGTGCTCCGCCGCGATGCCTCGGTTGTTGAACGCCGCTGTGATGTCGAGCGAGTGTTGAATCGAGCACGCGAAGACGATGGCGAGCGTTCGATTCGCGAATTGGATGTAGTGCTCCACGATGTCGCCCGTGATGGTGGAGCTGAAGGAGTCGAGCGATGACTGGGCGAAGTCGCCTGCTGTGACTTTCGCGCCGTCCATCGAGCCGACGGGGACGGTGTAGATCCTGGGACGAACGAGGAACCCGTCCGCGATCAGGGCTTCCATCGGCGCGCCCTGGATGATGGCACCGAATCCAGCTTCAGCGAGCCCGCGACCGTCGAGTCGCACGGGCGTTGCGGTGAGTCCGATGACTGCGGCGTTGGGGTAGGAGTCGATCAGGCTCTTCCACGACGGCGAATTCGCGTGGTGCGCTTCGTCGATGATGAGGACATCAATCTCAGGTAGCTCACGGCGGTTGAGCGTCTGGATGGACCCGCAGTACACCATCGACGCGCGAGTTGGCTCACCCGCAAGGATCGTCGAGACGTCGAACCCGTACTCGCTGAAACGACGTGCGGTCTGGAGTACGATTTCGCGGGTGTGGGCGACAATCAGACTGCGGCGATTCCGAGCGAGCGCGCCACGGATGATCTCCGCCGCGATGCACGTTTTTCCGCCCCCAGTTGCCAGCTGAAGGAGCGGACGCCGCCGCCACACCTTGCGGAGTTGGTCGACGGCGTCCTGTTGGTATGGTCGGAGGTTCACTTCGGGGGAGGCGTCGGGCCAGACAGAGCGCGAAACATCGAACCGAAGATTTCGTTCATCGCCTTGAGCTTCTCCGACGTCGCTTGACGTGCGATGCCTTGCGAGCCCGGCGTGTGGTCTTCGGCGTTGACCCAACCGACACGGAGCCGCTGCTTCTCTTGGTACGTCTCGATCGCGGTGTCGACGACGACCAGCAAGTCTGAGGGCGGCTGCTTGTCCGCCATGACAGCCAGAAAGTCCGGCCCCAGCTTGAGCGCGCGCTGAATTTGGTCGAACCCTGTCGGGCTAACCGAACCGTCGGTCTTGATGACGGTGATATCAGCGACGAGCTTCTTGTTGTTGAGCCCCGGTTCGTCGAGTGATGACCACTCCTTCTTGTCGACGTCCCAGTACGCTTTGCAGTGCAGGATGAGGAAGACTTGAAGCGTCTTGTTCGGCGGCTTGGGTTCACGAGCACCCCACTCCAGCACGGCGCACTTGTACGGTACGGCGTACTGTTCCTCGGCGGGGTAGAACTCCAGTTCGTCAGCTTTCATACGAGGTCCTTCCAGAAGCTCATGTCGTTCGGATCATTCCAGGGACGGTCAGGCCGCGCGGGTCGCGACTTCGCGATCCAAGTGGGACGCAGCTTGCCGTAAATAGTGCGCGATCCATTACCTTCGGCCTTGCCCTCTTTGTTCACCGCGATATCGACCGCGATGAAGAAGACATCCGTACACCACTCTCGCGTGATGGCTTGGATCGGGCCTGTGTCTTGTTTGGCGAGACGGGGTTGGAACTGGGAGTAGTTCTCGCCTCCGGGGTTCTCGACGCTGCGTGTCATGACGTGCGCCACGAGAACGATGTGCGTGCCTTTTTCGGCAAGTCGATCAAGGTCCGCTAGCAAAAGTTGCCATTCATCGGCAACGTAGGTGTATCCCTTGCCCCAGCCCGGATCTTCGACGGACTTCATGCCACGCGAGGAAAGAGCTTTTTGAGCGGCGAATCGTTGCGCTTCCGAGCAGTTGTCGATGACGCACACCTTGGTGGTGCAGGCACGAACTCCCGCGCGAAGTTCGTCCCATGAGTTCACGAGCACACGGTTCTTGACGTCGATGTGCCCAGTCTCGTGCTGCGTGTCGAACACGGTTGCATCGGGCGCGCCACAAGCCAGAGTCGACTTACCGACACCGGATTCGCCGTAGATCATGATTCGCCGAGTGAAAGGCTGTTGGCCCGTGGTCGGCGTAGGAACTGGAGTAGCGGGTGCTGCTCCAGGGGGTACCATTTTCATAGTGCAAGCTCCTCATGTTTGGTTGTTGAGCGTCGGAACGTCTCCGGCGTCTCAGTTTCAAGATCGGTTCGATGACATACGCTCAAGAAATCACAGGCGTTGTTCCACTGAACGCACGCGCTTGGGTTGCGCCATGACGCCCCCATGTTCATCACCGCGAGTTGCGTGTGGTAGTCGTCTTCCCACTCGCGGATGCGTTGCGCGGTGATGGGTAGTTCGCGGGTGTGGTATGGAAGGCCGAGAGAGATCCATTCGACGATGCGTTTTTGGAACTCGGCAGGCGTTTCGTCGAACTCGTGCTGGTTAGCGTACAGGCTTCCCGCTGGACGAATGGATCCGTCTTCGTTCTTCGTATCCTTCTTCGTGTATTTCCTCGACTCCATCGGCGTCGCGACGTACGGGCGAATCGACGGCTTCTCCACGACGTCATACACGACGGTCTGCACGTCGATCCCAGCAGCACGCGCAGCGATGAAGTACCCGACGACTTGAGCATCGAACTGAAGTCGGGCCCAGTAAGTGTCATCGACGAATGCAGCCGTTTTTCGTTCCAACACGGCCAGCCTTCCATCTTGCAGACGCACGATCGCGTCGATCTTGCCGCGATAGTCCAGGGGTAACTTCCGGCGCTCTTCGTCGTTCGCTGGGAACTCACGCTCCACCGCGATGTACTCGAACGCGAACGGGTAGTGTTCGAAAAGAGCTTCTAGGGCTACCCTGGCGAACGGGTCAAGGCTGAGCTTGTCGATGGGCTGAGCTTCATGGAGAAGCGCCCATGCCTTGCCGAAGGTAAGGTATCCCGGCTCGATGCTCGGTCTCAGCCCATACCCGTATCGAAGTAGACGCTTCCTGGGGCAGTCGCGGAAGCACGCGAGTTCGCTGTGTGTCGTCATGGGTCGCGACAGTAGGAAGCGGTGTTGCAGGTTGCAACAGGAAAGATTAGGATTCCGGCATGGACGGACTGAAACTGCGACGAGTGACGGCTGGCATGACCCTAGCCCGTGTTGGTGAGATCACAGGATACAGCGGGGAATACGTGCGGTTATGGGAGACGAAGCGGCGTACGATTCCGAAGGATGCAAGGCGCAAGCTCGCAAGGTATTACGGGTGCAGCGCGGATTCCCTGGAGGATTTCCGTGTTGCGATTCGCAACAACCGCCGATAACCTTGGGACACCGCGAAGGAGGCGGTTGAGATGGAGTACAAGCGAGAACCTCAGATCGAAATCGGTGGACCCTACACGGAGACGGGCTCGATGTTGATCGTCTTCAAGAACGTGTCTTCAAACACCAACATAACTGCTGGAATTGACGGCGCGACGTATGTCCACGTCAACAAGGATCACCGTGAAGCAGTCGCCACGCAGCTCGAATCCGTGGTGGCGAAGCTGAGGGAGGTGGGGAAGTGAGCGACGAACATCGAAGGATGAACGACCTCGACGGCTGTTTCATCGTTGGATGGGCGGCAGTCATTCTTGTTCTCGTCGTCGGGCTGAGCTTTGAGGTTCACGAGACCAACGGACGACTCAAGCGCATCGAAAAGCAGCTCGGCACGCTCCCGGCGTCGGAGGCTTCCAAATGACCGCCCAAGTCCGCTGCACCCTCTGCCGTCACCGCTTCGCCGCGCCTGCGGTTGCGGTGTGTCCTGAATGCGGAGGCAGGTACATCAAGCCGATTGGTCCGGTGACGATGGACGAGCACGTCGTTATCTCTCTGCGCAATTCGGCGCGGAAAGACGGGAGAGTCGAAGAGGCTGAGACGTTGACGAAGGCGTTGGAATGGGCGGGTGTGGAGTGAGCAAGATGGAAACACCGATGGATTGTTTCGCCGTTGGGCAGTTCGTGATCCAGTGCGAGCCGCGCACTTTTGATCGAATTGCGAACAGCGGAGCCCTCTTCTCGACTGAAACGGTCGTGAAGGCGGAAGACCGCTCGTTTGCGCGCGAGCCATTTCGAGTCGTTGCCGTCGAGCTTCCGTTCATCATCGTCGAGAACATCAAGCCCAACAGCTATTTCGGCAAGCGTCGGCATGTGCTTGACACGCGCGAGTGGAAGTTCCGCGTCCTGTCGGACGATTTCGTCCAAGCGTGGCTCGGAGGTGCAGCATGACCACCCCGCGCGACTTCGAGGCGGAGATTGCGGCTGCGATCGAGTCGATGGGAGACGCGAAGTCTCAGATCGACGCACTCAATGAGAAGATTGGAGCCCTGTACGCAGAGCGTGAGATGTGGGTTGCGCTGCGAAACGACTCGCGCCGCGTGCTTTCTCAACTCACGCTCGAACATCAACAAGCCCAATCCCGCAAGGCAGGCGGCAAGTGAGTGGCGACGACATCGACTTGGACGGCGTTGCGTTCGACTGTTGCATGTGCTCGCAGGAGTGCAGCGTGTCGATTGGCGAAGACAACGACGGATTGCCCGAAGTGCAGCCTGGGTATTGCTGCACGTCGTGCGGCAAACCTGTGTGCGACTCGTGCTGGAAGAAGTGCCCCGAAGACGACGCAGGCGACAAGGTCTGCGAGGAGTGTGCGCGTGGCTAAGTGGAAAACGTACGGGTGGATGACGTTCGTTCGTGACCCGAGAAACACGAACCAGCACGGGCAGGTGCGCATGATCTGCTCTGCGCGATCGAAGGCTGAAGCGGCGCGCATCTTCGGACGCCGAGTTGACTGGAACTACGGCGGAATCACGTTCAACAGCGAAGAGGAGCGCGTGGCGAACGCTCGCCCACTGACGTTGCTCTGGAAGGACATCAACGATTTCAGCCCCGAGCCTGAGTGGTTCGAACTCAAGACGGAGTCCCAATGACGACGTGCCCGACATGCGGACGGCGGCTGAGTGAGCGGAACGGCGCGGGAAGCGAGCCGGATACGTGCAGCGACACATATCACGACATCGCGGACCGTGCTGCCGAGCTGAAGCACGCGCTTGTGTTGGTTCAGAGCCTTCTGCGCAACGTTTCGCGTTCTGTGTGCTTGGAGGACCGCAAGGGCAAGGCTTGGAACATGATGCGCGCCTGCGCTGGACAGAATCCCGGTTACCTCCCCGAACTCGATACCGCGCTCGCTCGCGCCCTGGAGCCCCAATGACCACCCTCCAAGAGATCAAGGCGATGCTGGAGCGAGCGTACAACTCCAGCGCGTTCGACGAGCGCGAGCTGGACAAGCTGCTCGCTTTCACCCGCGCCGCTTTGCCCGTGATCGAGGCGGCGAACGACCAACGAATGAAGTACAGCAACAATGCGCTCTGGACGGAACAGCCACAAAGCTACCGCGCCGCTGTCTACGAAACCGAGAACCAATCACTGACCTTCACCGAAAGCTACCCCGATGCAACTGCTTGACATTCTCCGCGCGATCCACGGCACTCCCTGCGCCGCCGAACAGAGCTTCACCGCGTCGATGATTCAGGGCGCGGAGAGGGTGATGGCGTTGGTGAAGAAGGAGAGCGCCGAACTGAGCGAGCAAACCACGTTCGCTACGGTGTTCCGTGAGACGATCGCGAAGCAGGACGCCGAGATCGTCCGCTTGAAGCAGGAAGCCTCCGCGAGCGACGCGCACGCGCGGGATGTTGAGGCACATCTCGAAGCGGCGAGAGCGAACGTGAAAGCTGCGCGCGACATCATTCAGCGCGCGTTCGCTGAACTACCGCCAGCATGGGACGTGCGAGGCGGACTGCCGGAACAGATTGCCGCTGCGCTTAGGGCGAGCGACGCACACGCCTCCGCTATGGAGGAAGCGACGATGCGGGCGATGGACGTGGAAGCGGCGGCGAAGGAGATTCGCGACGAGGTTGACGCCAGCGCGCACGGACTCTCGATGGGTGAGTATCAAGCGATCCTCCGCAAGCACTTCCGCGCTGCGCCAGCGGTCGATCGAAACGAGTTGGTGCGCGTCATCTACTGCCTCGGAATTGGCCAAGTGCGCTCCGAAGAGATTGCCGACGCCGTGCTGTCCTTCCTCGGCGCGGGGGCTAGTGACGTTGTTTTGCAATCCCATGCCGTCGACGCCGGTCCACTCGCTCAACTTCAACACGCTGAACTGCATCGACTGCTCGCGCCAGTCTTGGATGCTGCGGCTTTTGCCCCTGGACAAGAAACCGCTGAGAAAGCTATCGAGCGATTGTTGTTCCAGTGGCGCAGCGGTCTTCAGCCGAGAGTTCCCTTCAGTTTGATTGATGGTTCATTCGGAGACATCACGCGCCCCGATTGGCTTGACATTCCATTCAGCCAACCGTTTGCCACTCCGGTGCTGATGGTGGAAGGAGCTGAACACGTCAGGGCATATGCCGTGTCACTGGAGCGAACGATCGAATCCTTGCGGCAAGCGCAGGCGAGTGGGAAGCCGCGCGATCCGCTGATGGGCGAGTCGTGCCAAGCGTGCGTGCTCGGCGCGGGGGCGGAGGAACCTGAGAAGCGCGCTGTGGATTTGGTTTCAGAAGCGAGCGTGCGGCTGGCTGAACGGAACCGCCTCGCCGCCGCAGCTCGGGAGAAGATGGACGAGCGCGGACCGATCACGGCGGAGTGGATCTTCGAAGAGACGTTCCGGCTTGGAATGACGTGGACAGTGCCGAGCTTTGCCGCACTGCGTGAACAGAACCAGGAGTGGGCGGATCGCTACGTGAAGCTCGCGGAGTCGATCAACGCGCGCATCGTGCCGCCCGCGCCCGCGCCGCAGGAGAGCGACGTGGAGAGCGAGTTCCTTCGATACCGTGAAGCTCAACAGAAGGCT